TATTGTTCTGTATTTTTTGTGTACTAGGATTGTTTTCATGTTGTTTAATCTGTTGTAAGTGGATTTCAACTTTCTTATTGATGATTTCAGCGGCTTTGATTAAATCTAGTATTTTTTGGCTTAGCATAATTTAAAATGTTTGTTCTAAATCTTGATTTATAAATGTTTCTAGTTCAACGAATTTCATGTTTTCACCTATGAGCTTCAAGTTAACTTCACCTAATTTGCCGTTTCTATTTTTGGCTACTATTGCCAATCTATCATCCAATTCCCTATCACCGTGCAAAAATATAACTACATCAGCATCTTGCTCTATATTTCCCGAATCCCTAAGATGTTCTAAAGCTGGCTTACCACTTCCTGCCCTGTTTAGTTGCGATAAAGCTATAATTGGAATGTCCAACATTTTAGCAAGTGCTTTCAATCCAAATGTAATCTTACCTACTTCATCATTTTTAGTATTTGTCTTTTCTTCAACGCTCATAAGTTGTAAATAATCAATTACAACTGCATCGAGAGCGTGTTCACCGATTAATTGCAATACCGAAGCCCTAATACCCTCGATAGTACATTTTGTTTCATCGCTAAAAAATATATTTAAGTCTTTGAGCTTCTGAACTTCGTTAATAATATCCTCATAAGGTATTTTTAGCCTATGAATTTGAGAGAAATCAATGTTTGAAACACTGGATAGCATCCTAGACATAGTTTCATTATTACTCATTTCAATATTCACTACACCGACCTTTAGCCCTGCTTGTGTCATTTTTAATATTGCTTGCAATCCAAATACAGATTTACCGATTGAAGGTCTTGCTCCTACTATTGTTAATGTTTGTTTTCTCCATCCGCCTGTTAACCAATCCAATTTGCCTAGCCCAATTTCATAGCCAACTACATTTCGACCTTGATTTTCATGGTAGAATTTAAGATACTTCTCGATGACATCACCCATACCGACCCAATTAGTTTTATGTTTGACTATTTGCGCCTGTTTCATTATAGCCTCAATTTTGGCAATTTTTAGGCTTATAGGCATGTCCATTGCCGAATAAGCTGAAATGGCTTCTAATTGCCTAGAATCGAACAATTTTTTCAATATTTCTATCCAATCCATGATATGCGCACCCGAAACGACATCTTTAAAGCATCGAGCGACTAAATAATTGACTTTTTGCCCTTGAATTTCCCTAGATTGATATTTCTCAACTAAATCCTCTGTTACGGTTATGGCATCAATATTTTTAAAATCTGCTATTCGTTTTCGGATCGTGCTAAAAATATCTTTGTGCAAATCGTAATAAAACCAATCTTCATGAACATTTTGAGCGACTTTTATAGCTGTGATAGGTTCGAGTAGGCAAATTCCTATGATGTCGCGCTCTAATTCCTCGTTAAAGTTAATACTAGATTTCAATAAGTTATTCTGTGTCATATCCGTACATTTTGAGCTTCTTAAATTGTTCTTTCACCTGCAATTTGTCTATTTTATCGAGGTTGTTTTTTCCAAATTTATCAAACCATGAGTTAAAATGTTTCTTAAAGTCGAGTTTGTAGTCAGTCATTTTCACACCACCACCTAAGATATGCAATACAAAGCCAATCATTGCTATTTCGATTTCTTTTTTTGTAAGTCTGCTTTTCATGCTTAAGGCATCTTTTTGAGTGGAATCATTAAGCATAAATTCCTCGTATTGATATTTTACGGTTTGAAAATCAAAATTTGTTGGTGGTGTTGATGATAAGTTTTTGTATTCATCTTCTATTTCTTTTTCTTTTTCTATTTCTATTTGCTTGCTGTTAGGCTTACCCGAAGGCTTACCCGAAGGCTTCTCATTAGGCTTCGGTGTAGGCTTACTAATTGTTCCACCTTTTGCACCTGAACGAACTAAAATCAACCTAGTTTCGCATGATGGAATGCTCATAAACTCTGACTTTATGACAATTAATTTCAAATCTATTAATTTTGACATAATCAATTCTAATTCATCCAAAGAAGTTCCAAATTTTCTACACCAAAGCGTTTTTTTTACCTCGATTTTATTATCATTTATCATCGCTAAATCAATAAATTCTCGATATAAACCCCTTTCGCTTAGAGTTAATTCAAATACGCTTTCTGAATTTCCCCAATCTTTAGGGTAAAATGTATAGCCTAGTTTTGCCATAATATTAGAAAACCCCTAATTAGTTTGAGAAGTTGCAGGTTCTCATTCCAAAAAGGGGCAATAATTTTGTGTTTAATTGGCTCTGCAACGTGCCTAAACTTATGCGAATATAAGAAATATATAACGGATTAAAATAATGTTAGTACACTATTTTTTTCTTCAACAAATGATTTGTGATTATTTTCATTAAGTTTAAAATAGCTTTCTTTTAATTCAATAGATATAGACTTTCTATTCATTTTTATAGCGGAGCAACCCTCTGAACCAATACCACCAAATGGACTAAAAACCGTATCTCCTTCATTTGAATATAAATGTAATATTCTTTCAATTGTATCTAATTGCAAAGGGCAAATATGCTTTTCATCATTACCATCTCTACCACTTCGATATTGCAAAGTTCTTGAATAGTTTATGTCATCCCAAACAGGAGAAGCATATTTTTGCCATAAATCAACTGGCAAATAATCAAATTTACTAGGGTCTGTATCTTGATGAGTTATTGGTGTTTCATTTTCTCCATCGTTTCTAAAAAATAAAACATAATCCGGAATACCAACCCTAGACATAATGCTATCTTTTTTAATTGTTTTATGAAGCAATCCAAGTGCCTTAGTTCTTTGCATTTCTGTTACAGGGTTTTTCCATATAGTTACCCGAGAATGATAAATAAACCCTTCATCTTGAAACCAATTAATAAGCATCCCGCTAAAATCTCTTAAACCTATATATCCTTCTTTACCTTTTTGAATAGGCAAATCCATGCAATGAATAGCACACATTCTACCGCTTTTCAAAACACGTTTCAATTGAGGTATTAAAAATTTAAAATGTTCCTCAAATTGCTTATAATCGCTCACATTACCCATATCTTGTTCTTTGTCTGAATAAACATATAACTCTGCAAATGGTGGTGAAAAAACAACTATATCAGCGCAATCATTTGGTAATTTACTTGTTTCGGTTACGCAATCTCCATTAATTAAATGGTATTTTTCTGTTTTAACTTCTTTATTCAAAATATTAACCTTGCTTTTTGCTTTTTTATAATCGTTATCGGCTGAATATTTAGCCATTTGTCCTATTCGTTCAAAATGTTGCTTTTGTTTATCTAATATTGTTTGTCTCACATTTATTTGACTTTCAGGAATCAATATATGTACATAAACTTTCTTAGTCTGTCCGAATCTATAACAACGTCTTACGGCTTGATAGAAAGCCTCAAACTTAAAATCATAAGACATAAAAACCATATGATTGCAATTTTGATAATTCATACCAAATGAAGCTATTGATGTTTTTGTAATTAATACCCTAAAATCTTGATTAGCAAATCCATTCAAATACTTTGCTTTGTACTCAGGACTATCCGAACCTTGCACATTGATGCCGTCTAATACTAACTTATTTAATGTATCTGTTTCACTATTTTTTAAACCCCAAACTATCCACTGGCTATCATTTGAATCTAATAGTTCTAATGTTTTTTGTATTCGCAAATCAAAACTTCTATTTAAGTCTTTGTGTAAATCGGTAGCACTAACAGCAACATCACCGAATAAAGTTTTCGTTTCATTATCTACTTTAATAATATGCTCTATGTATTCAATTTCAGGTAAATTATAACCTTCACTACAAAAACCTAAACTACTAGGGTTATCAATAGCCATTGACCATGTAGATATATATTTCCAAAAATTATCTTCAGCGTGCTTTCTTAATCTCCATTTAGAAGTTTCACCGCCATCATGAACAAAGAACATAGCTAACATTTCAAGATAAGACATACCGCCTAAAAACTCGCTATGTTGTCCTAATTCCATATGGTCGTTTGGGCTTGGTGTTGCGGTGCAAGCTAACTTGTAAGGTGTATTTTTAAAAGTTTCAATAATTAAATTAGATAACTTACCATCCTTGCCCTTTAAGATACTACTTTCATCGAGTACCACACCTGAATATTGATTTATATTTTGAATGTTCTTTAGTTGATCGTAGTTTGTAATATCAAAACTATCTAATGAAATATTAAACTTTTCGGCTTCTTTTTTTGTCTGCTCAACTATTGCCAAAGGTGCAAGTATTAACACTTTTTTATTTGTTTTATCATATACTTGCTTTGCCCATTCAAGTTGGCAAAATGTTTTACCTAATCCGCAATCAAAAAAGAAAGCAAATTTGCCCTTTCTTAATGCGACTTGTAATCCATACTTTTGAAAGTCTTTTAATAATGGATTTAGTTTGGATTCTTCAATTTCAAATCCACTTTCTAAAAATGTTTTTTGTTTCTTTTTTAAGAAATCTTCATACTCTTGTTGTTTCATTTTGTTTTGTGTTTAATGTTTAAAAAGCGAATATATAATTTAATTATACAATAAATTTATTTATCAAGTTTTTTTTCATAAATAGGAC